TTTGCCCCATTAAATCTCAAACCCTCTTCCCAGTTTCCCCAAAAAGTTGCACACAAGTACTTGACAAGTAAGCGCACCTATGATATAATAAAGGTACAATGAAAGGAAAGGAGAAATAAATATGAAACCAAGAAAAGCGTTTTACATGGATAACATTGAAACCATAAAGGAATTAGAAGATAAGTTATTTGATTTAACTACGAAAATGGAAAAAGAGTGCGGTAAACAGGATTTTAATGAAAAGCTGAATCAGGCTTGGTCACTTTTATATGAAGTATGTTGGGATAATAAATAGAAAGAAGAGGTATTACTATGGCAAGAGAAAAAATGGTAACAAGAACAGTAACCCAGACAACGGCAGAAGTTATGACGATTGATGTCACATCGGCAGAAGTACAGATACGTGAGTATACAATCGGTGGCACTTATGGCACCAACGAACTATTACTTAAAAAGCTCCAGAAGCTTTTCCAGACAGATACATTCAAACTTGTAAATATCAACAGTACCACGGTAGAAGATTTACTTCTGGGAATGCCAGAAGAGGACTTTATAAGATACTCTACAGTTCTTCCACCTAGAAGTACTAAAAAAGAAAGTGAGGAGAGTTAGCATGAAAAAGTCAAACATGATATGTATAATGGTAGAATTTAAAGATTCTGATTCAGAGCGTTTTGTAACAGATTCATTTTCGATTGATTCAGGTATATTGACAATCAAACAAGATTCTGTCAAGCGCACATTACGTTTAGACTGCATCAAGTCAATTTACATATTCTAAAAATACATAAAGTTAGTCAGAACTAACAATGGTGCGTGGTTGGAACGGTTACAGTTTCAACACTGTACACCCTTTAGCACCAACAAGCTGTGGAAACTAATTAAAATAAAAATCAGAAAGAAAGAGGGATCAAAAATGAGTAAACACTATGTAAAGTTAGTAAAGGAAATGATTAAAGAGGATATCAAGGATGATGTATCAATAACAGTGGTAAACGGCACTCTTGTGGTAGACATCTATGTAAATCACTGTTTATGTTGGCACACAGCTATACCGCGTATCGAATTGCGAGCTAGTTCATATATGACAGCGAAAATCGTAGCAGACACGGTCAAAAATCAATATAAGCAGTTCATTTTGGATAAGTATTTTGTTCGAAAAAAATTCAAATAACGCTTGTCATTTAGTTCGTCATATGCTATTATATAATTGTAGCAAGGAAATAAACAAAAGTTTCGAGTTACGTTTGCCATAGGTGGCGTAGACTTCCAATCCGCTACGCCACCTACCCCTTAGTAGTTGTAGTTTATTGGTAAAATGCGTGAATCTCAAATAAATCCTATCATCGCTCATTCACGTGAAACAGGTTCAATCCCTGTCAACTACTCTAGTGCTTTATAGTACTAAATTATATCTTGACGTTTTAAAAATAAAGAAAGAGAGGAAGAAAAAACATGGCAAGAGTACCAATGGTAACACGTACAATTATCACAACAAAAGTAAACGTAATGTGCTTAGACACCGAGACAGGTGAAACTTGTAACAGGTCTGTAGTAGTCCCACGTACTTACAAGGATAACGAAAATCTTCTCAAGAAAGTGAAAGAAGTTCTTGAAACGGAAACTTTGAAACCGGTACACATTGTTGACAAGGAAGAGATTGAAGCTCTTTACGGCATGTCAGAACAGGAGTTTATTGAACACGCAGAAGTTCAGCCACCTAGAAAAGCAGCAGAAGAAAACGTAACAGAATAATAGAAAAAAGAGAGGTAAAAATAATATGATAGAAATTAAAGCTTGCAGTAGAGAGTTTACAGATATTGAACAATATCTTATGACGATTGCGCCATCAATAACTTCAATGAAAGACGTACCAGATGGCACACGGATCACCGTTGACGGTATTTTGACATTCGACGACACCAAAGAAACAACTGGTGAAACGTCAGAAATTCTTTCAGTAATTACACCAGAAAAGAAAGTATATTCCTGTCAGTCAGCAACGTTCAAACGTTCGATTAGAGATATTTCAATTATTATGAAAGGTAAATCGTTTACAATCGTAAAAACGTCTGGAAAGACGAAAGCAGGGCGTGACTTTATCAACTGCGAGTTAGATGTAGAAAGTCTTAAGTAACCTATAAATATTAACAGCGTGTACTTTAATCGGTACACGCTTTTTTAGACAAGAGGGTGATTTTTTCATGGCAAAAAGAAAAAAGAAAGTATCAGCTTATACACGTAACAGAAATCGAATCAACAGCTACATAAGAAGATTAAACAAAAAAGGACTTATAACCGATCTCTATTTTCCGACAGAAAGAGAACTAAAATTGCAAGGAATAAAAGGTGCAGAGTTAACTAGTTTCACAAATGAGTTGAAAAAGGTAACACCAGATTTCTTAAAAGGTGAAGCAATTTCATTACCAAAAACACCTCAGAACTTTAACGAAAATGGTGATTTAAAAGTCGGTGACGACGGAATGTTTAATAGGACAGTAATAGCAGACATAAAAAATAACATATCACATTATCCTAAAGAGATAGCTGATAAAGTTACTTCTTTAATTGACCAGTTAATCACTCAGCAGGGCATAGATGATGTAGTAGAAGCTATCATGTTAACACCAAATTTACATTACTATTTGAATAAAAGTAAGTATGACAGTAAATCATCGTTGGAAGATTACGCTACAGGAATTATAAATGCACTTCCTAATGCAAGTGATCAGTATAAAATGGACTTAGCTGACGCTTTTGAGTTCAACGAATTAGGTTATGCCATTGAAGATTAAAAAGTACAGATATTTTATGTGCGACTTTGAAACAACTGTTTACAAAGGACAAGAGTTCACAGAGGTATGGGCGTCTGCTTCGGTAGAACTATTCACAGAGGATGTTCTAATATTTCACTCAATTGACGAACAGTTTAATTACTTTGTAAAGCAAGATTGCAATATCGTAGCATATTATCACAACTTAAAGTTTGACGGATCATTCTGGTTATCATATTTGATGATAGATAAAGGGTTTAAACAAGCATACAGAAAAACAGGAGAAGCTATAAACGAAGTAGAGTGGTTGCAGGAAAAATTAATGAAAAACAATTCCTTTAAATATAGTATTTCAGATAAAGGAATGTGGTACACTATTATTATAAAGGTAAATAACCACTTTATTGAAATAAGGGATTCACTAAAGCTTTTACCATTCAGTGTTAAAAGAATTGGTGATAATTTTGGTACAAAGCATAAGAAGCTTGACATGGAATACACAGGTTTTCGATATGCAGGTTGTGAGATAACAGACACTGAAAAAGAATACATTGCTAATGATGTTCTTGTTGTTAAAGAAGCACTTGAAATTATGTTCAATGAGGGGCATGATAAACTAACAATAGGTTCTTGTTGTTTGGAAGAATACAAAGAGATATGTAAGAAATCAGTCAAGAACCAGTTAGAGTATAAGGAAATGTTTCCAGACGTGTATAATGTGAGTATTAACCCTACAGAATATATATACGAAAACGCTGGTGATTATATAAGAAAATCATATCGTGGTGGTTGGTGTTATTTAGTAAAAGGAAAAGAGAACCAAATAAAAACAAACGGAACTACGGCTGACGTAAATTCGCTGTACCCGTCCATGATGTCTTCTGAATCTGGGAACAGGTATCCTATTGGTAAACCTTGTTTCTGGAAAGGAAACTATATTCCAGACGAAGCTATAGCAGATAATAAGTATTATTTTGTTAGAGTTAAAACAAGATTTTATATCAAGAAAGATAAGTTACCATTTATACAGATAAAAAGTTCTTACTTATATAAAGGCACAGAAGCACTGGAATCGTCAGATATTTATGACAGTAAAACAGATTCTTACTTTTCATTCTATAAAGATAAGGACGGCATATTAAGAGATACAAGGGTTGAATTAGTCTTGACAATGACAGATTACCAGTTGTTGAAAGATCACTATGATTTAGTTGATTTTGAAATACTTGATGGCTGTTGGTTTTACGCCTTAACAGGTATCTTTGATGAATACATCGAAAAGTACAAACACCAGAAGCTTGTTAGTAAAGGTGCATTGCGTGAGTTGGCTAAACTTTTTCTTAATAATCTTTATGGAAAAATGGCATCTAGTAAAGATTCATCGTTCAAACTGGCATATGTGAAAGATGATAAAACAATTGGATTTTTACCTGTTACAGAATCAAACAAGAAAGCAGGGTATATTCCTGTTGGTTCAGCTATCACAAGTTATGCAAGAAACTTTACTATCAGAGCAGCACAAGCGAATTATCATGGTGTTGATAAAGCAGGTTTTATATATGCTGATACAGACAGCATACACTGTGATTTACCACCAGAAGAAATAGTTGGAATCAAAGTACATGATAAAAACTTTTGTTGTTGGAAATTGGAATCATGTTGGGATAAAGCAATATTCACAAGACAGAAAACCTACATTGAGCATGTAGTTGCAGAGAATCTTGAAACGATTGAAAACCCATACAACAATATAAAGTGTGCAGGTATGCCAAAACGTTGCAAAGATTTATTTGAATTATCACTGTCAGGTGATGCTGATATAAATAAAGAATGGAGTGATGAAGAAAAAGAATTTCTATTTGACGAAAATAACAACCCTATTAAACGTGATTATAGTTCATTTAAAATAGGATTGAAAGTACCCGGAAAATTACGACCAAAGAGGATACGCGGTGGCGTTCTATTGGTAGATACATCATATGAAATGAGGTAAAACATGAAGAAAATTATATGTTTATTGCTATTTTGTTTTACATTAACAGGGTGTACGTCTGGTAACAAAGTACCAACTGAAAAAACTGAGTATAGTATAATACTTAATAGTGGTTCAGCTTTTGTATTTACATTTAAAGATCCTGATACAAACGTTTGGTATATAGCATCTGGTAAAGGCGTAACACCTAGACTTAATCAAGATGGGTCATTATATGTAAAATAGTAAAAAACAGAGGGAGAACTAAGTTCATACCCTCTGTTTTTATTTATATCTATAACCCATGTGTTAATCATTGCGTTCAGCGAAAACGACAAGTAACACAGGCTCTATACTTTCAAGAGTGCTATCCTATGTTCTCAATGTTAATCGCATGAGTAGATATACCTAGTAACTAAGCGCACTTAATGTGGCTTCCTTGCATCTTAAATCTTTAAACCTAAAGCAACCACGTTCAAATAGATACCTAAGATTATTCAAAAAGAAGTCATTACGTTTTAACATAACATAATTGATTTCGTGGTCGTCAGTAGTTACACTGATTTTTAAACCAAAAGTGCGATCTGGTCTATCATCACAGTATAAGTAGCCATTATCAGTAAATTCTCTTATACCAAACTCACACCCTTTATATTTAAGAGTACAAAGGTATTTATTTTTTCCAGTAGGTCTTTCAATAAAACTCTGGTTATCATTCAAATAAACACATTCACTACTATATCCAACATAACTGTCTTTCTTAAAAGCTCGATTGAAACCGCTAGTTTTCTGTGCTTCACTTGCTGATTTATTGAATCCCTGTTCTAACACAAACCCGTCGCCACGTAAAAATTTTGTATCTTTATGAAGTCTAGCACTTATTTCCATTTTTGTGTAATATGGATTTATAAGACTGACAGGGTTTGCTATCATATACACAGGCACATAACGAACCAGTTCCCCCTGACCTCTTGCAATAGACGTATGAATACTAATAAACTTTCTTACTTCATCAGGACAGTAGTGATTAGATTCGCTTTGAAATTCATCAAAATCTAGCCTAGAAATATCAGCAAATAAATGGCTATATTTTTTCAACTGATCGGCACTGTTTAAACTGATAGCATACCCACAGCTTTTTTCGTCTAAGAATAACTCATGGAAAATTCCACTTGCCCGTCTTTTTGATGTCATAGTATGATCTGTGAAGAACAAACTTCCTATATCTTTATAGAATTTATCTACCACATTATCAAGTTCATAATTATATCGGTAAATAAGACCGAACTTTTCACCTTTATCAAGAAATCTGTTTATGCATAGTCTGCTAAAATAGGTTGTCTTTCCTGCACTTCGGTTGGAAGTAACCATATAGATTTCTGGTTTGTTCCCGTTGATATCTAACATTGACAATAATTTAGTACCGTCATAATATTTTGGCATGTCAAAAAACTCCTTTTCATATTTAATTATAGCACATCTGTTGTTTTTTCGCAAGTAGTGTGCTATAATAAAATTGAATTAAATAAGAAAGGAGATATCATGAAGAACTTATATCCAATCTTTGTAGCGTTAGGGTTTAACGCCCTAGACGTGCTAACCGGTATTGTGTCTGCCATAAAAATTAAAGACATTAAATCCTCAAAACTACGTGATGGTCTTTTCAAAAAAGTGGGTTTTATTTTCTGTTATTTTACGGCATGGTTAGTTGATGGATACGGCGGTGTTATAGGGTTCAAACTAGGCGTTTCAATATTACCAGTTATCGTACTATACACTTGTACAACCGAGCTAGTTTCAATACTAGAAAACATATCCAAAATTAACTCAGACCTTTTACCGAGCAAACTTATGGATCTTTTTCACATTTCAAACACCAGAAAGGAGTAACAAATGGCTGACATTAACAAAGCTGTTTCTTTCATGATTAACACAGCAAAGGACAATATTCATGGTTATGACCAACAGCACAGAAACGGTCCAGATTATGACTGTAGTTCACTGGTAGGGACAGCATTATACTATGCAGGTTTTGCTGTTTCGCCGTATTCATGGACTGGCAACTTAGAATCACAGTTAAGAAAAGCAGGGTTTGTAGATTGCAAAGCACCATGGAAAGCAGGTGACATTCATTTAAACAGAGGAAACCACGTGTGTATGAGTATCAATGAAAGTCAGATAGTTGAAGCGTCAATTAACGAAAAAGGAACAGTCACAGGTGGTAAAACTGGTGATCAGACAGGTAAAGAAATTCAGATTACTTCCTATTATAATTATTATCTTGGTTGGGATTTACACTTGAGATTTACTGGTGCAAACACAAACAACAATAAAGGCTATACTATTAAAGAAATAGCACGTCAGGTTATTGCAGGTAAATGGGGTGTCGGTAACGAGAGAAAAAGACTCTTAGAAAAAGCAGGTTATAATTATGATGAAGTACAAAGTTATGTAAACGAACTCTTTACAAAAGGTGGTTACAAGTCGAACGGTGAAGTTGCAAGAGAAGTTATCAAAGGTGTGTGGGGCGTAGGAAAAGAAAGAAAAAACAGACTTGAAAAAGCAGGTTATAATTATGATGAGATTCAAAAACTCGTTAACCAGATGTTAGGATAACATTATGCCAGACATCAACAAAGTTTATTCATGGGCAATCGAAACGTGTAATGCCCCTAACGTGGGATACAGTCAGACATATAGAAACGCCCAGACCGTAGCTGGCATTACATATTACGATTGCAGTTCTTTCATAAACTACGCACTTTTAGCAGGTGGATTTACAACACCGAACTACGCGCCAAAATATAATGCTTTTACAACTTATACCGAAGCAGACGTTTTACTTTCATTAGGTTTCAAAGAAGTCAATGCAAGTGGTGAATACTTACCGGGTGACATTGGTCTTTCAGTTTCACATACAGAAATGTGCTATAAAGGTGGCAATGGAAAAGGTGTATTCATGGGAGCGCACACAGACAATGCACCATTACAGCATCAAGTTAGCATAGGATCAACAACAGGAAATCAAAGTTATGAAACGTCATTCCCAAGGTTGTTTAGATACGGCGAAGGTGGTGCATCTGGTTACGGATGTAGTGCATACGTTGTATCAGCAATATGTGGCAATATGTGGCAGGAAAGTGGTGTAAACCCAGGAATGTGGGAAGGACAGAATGTTAGTTCATTTACGAGTTTAAATGTTGGTTTTGGGTTAGGACAATGGACAAACACTGGTGGAGATACGCATGGTAGACTTTATAAGTTACATGAATGGCTTCAAGAAAATGGGTATCAAGACGATGATGGTAACGGACAACTTCAATATTTAATTCACGAAAATGTATGGTATTCCAGAGATGAAGCTAGTCAATATGCCACGTTAACAGATTTTCTCACTTCCAGTAGTACAGATTTAGCTGAATTAACACATGCTTTCAATGTAGGGTGGGAAGGTATTCATGATCACACATGGGATTTCCGTGTGACCTACGCAGAAAAATGTTATGAGTTTATTACTAAACATGCTAATGACACTTCAATCAACAAATGGTTTTCAAAAAATGAGTTTTTGTCAGTTGACGAAAGACTCAACAATGCCGTTCTTATTTACAGATTCTTGTCGGCAGGCGGTGGGGGTGGTGGAACGCACACTACAAAAAAGAAATCAATGCCAGTTTGGATGATGCTAAAATATCATTATTAAGTTGAAAGGAGGTGATTAAATGGCAGTAAAAACTAGAGAGGAAATTCTGGAAAGTTTCAAAACAAGATTAGGAGAAAATCCTGACGATGAATCCATATCGTTTTTAGAGGACGTTACCGATACACTGGACGACTTTGAAAAAAGAGCAAACGGTGACGGGACAGATTGGAAAAGCAAGTATGAAGAAAACGATGCAAATTGGAGAAAGAAATACACAGAAAGATTTTTCTCAGATGAACCAGAACAAGGATCAAAACAAGAACCAGATAATACCCCGAGGACATTTTCAGATTTATTTAAGGAGATTTAAAAGATGGCTAGAAGAATTGCTAATAGTACGCTAAATGCGTCTACAATTGACATTATGAACGTTATCCGACAGAACGCTTCATATGATTATCAGCAGAACGTACCTGCTGTCGCAAAGGCAAGTGACATCCCTAAAGTCGGAGAAGTTATCTACGGTACACCTGCTTTTGCAAACCAGTTTATTAACGCACTTGTTAACAGGATTGCTATTGTACGTGTGCAGTCTGCAAACTTTAACAATCCGTATTCAATTCTTAAAAAAGGATATATCGATTACGGTGAAACTGTAGGAGATATTTTTATATCAATTGCGAAAGCGGTAGACTTTAGTCCAGAAAAAGCACCGAAGAGAGAGTCCCAGAGAAGTATTCCAGATGTTCGTTCAGCTTTCCACGTAATGAACTGGCGTGTAATGTACCCAGTAACAATTCAGGATGAAGATTTAAGACAGGCATTTCTTAGTATCGACGGTGTACAGAACCTTATTGCTAAGATTGTTGATGCTGTTTACACAGGTGCAGAGTATGACGAGTTCCTGCTCTTTAAGTACCTATTGATTAAAGCTATCAGTCAAGGTAGAATGTATCCGAAGTCAATCGGTACTGGTGAAGCACTTACAGAAAGTGCTGTTCAGTTTAGAGGTACTTCTAACTTATTACCATTTATGTCAAGTGACTTCAATGAAGCAGGTGTTAAAACGAACACGCCTAAAGAAAGACAGGTTATTTTCATGGACGCTATGTTCAACGCACAGTACGATGTAAATGTACTTGCAAGTGCTTTCAATATGGACAAAGCAGATTTTATGGGCAGGTTGTTCCTCATTGACAACTGGTCAGAGTTCGACAATGAACGTTTTGACATTATCAGAGCTAATTCTGATGGCGTCGAAGAAGTTACCACGGAAGAACTTGCACAGTTGAAAAATGTAAAAGCTGTTATTCTGGACGAAGACTGGTTTCAGGTTTATGATAACAAAAACAAATTTACAGAGAAGTATGTGGCATCAGGTTTGTACTGGAATTATTTCTATCATACATGGAAAACGGTTTCCAATTCACCATTCGCAAATGCTTGCGTGTTTGTAACAGATGACGCTACAATCACATTACCTGCTTCAATCACAGCACATGTTGTTGCTAAGGACGAAAGTGACATTGCTACAGTATTTACAATCAGTCCAGACTTAGATGGACAGAGCCTTGAGCCACACAATGTAAACTTTATTCAGACAGAAGCGTTAACCAAAGCAGGTATTGCAGTTCAGCCTTATGGTGGCGTTCTGATTCCTATCGATCAGATTGCTACAGAGATTACGCTTGTGGCAGAGATTAACGGTACTAAGTACACAGCCGGTACAAATATTACTGGTGCTACAACTGTTGGTACAGCTATTACATTAAATAAAGAGTAATGCTAATATACGTCGTTACTTTGTCAGTTATAAGGAGGTATGCTAAATGAGTGTATTATATTTAGCTGACACCGTCGGTATAGATGGAACAGTGTACCCTACTATCGGTGAACACACTACCACACTGACATCAGAAAACGAAATATCTGTTGAATATATAGCGGATACAGAAGCATATATCGATAATATAATTAAAGAAACCATACACTAAACAATGTTGAACGTGTGGCAGTATGCTATTACTGTCACACAAGCTAATTAGAAAGGAATGTATTATGTATATATATCCTCAGACTAATATAAAGTTACTAAAAGACGTACCACTTGATACAACATACGATCACACATTATGGTTTGACAGTAGTGGCGCACAGTACAGTTATTTTAGTGGGTTGACTAAGTACAATATGAATAACTACAGTTATCAAAGGGTACAAAAAGGAGTAACAAGAGTCGGTATTAAAGCTGACAGTCTTTATGATTGCAACTACATGATGTTTCAAAATTCAGCTTATGGTGATAAGTGGTTTTATGCTTTTATTACAAGTGTTGAATATGTAAATGATGTAACATCTAACATCAGTTTTGAAATTGATGTCATGCAAACATGGCTATTTGATTGCTCACCAGATTATTGTTTTGTTGAAAGAGAACATTCAGAAAGTGACCAGATAGGTGCTAACATTATACCAGAGAACCTTGACACAGGTGAATATGTGTATAATGGGTACGGTAAATTAACTAAAGTTCTTGACCCATTGTGTATTATATGCATGGTCTGTGACACGGCAGAAGACCCAGACGGTACACTATATGACGGTATTTACGGCGGGTGTACATTATTTGCATACAACGTAGATAAGAATGGCGTTACCGCGTTAACCAAAAAATTACAAAGCTATAACCAAAAGCCAGATGCAATTGTGGGACTTTATATGTGCCCTGTTATAGCTACGGGTGAAGCTATTCCAGATGACGGGGTGCAATTACTGTTTTCAAAAGGTGCTTATGGGTTTGACATTTCTGTTCCTGCCTTAACAACAAATGATACTCTTGACGGGTACAAGCCTAAAAACAATAAACTTTACACTTATCCGTATAACTATTTATCAGTAGAAAACGGAAAATCTACAGCCAGTTTTAGATATGAATTTTTTAACAATTTAACTGTAGCACTTCACGTTGATGTCCCAGTTACAATGCCAGTACAAGTAGCATTAAGACCAAACGGGTACAAGGGTAGTAAGGTTGGCACAACTCTTAACGGTGAATCATTGATACTTGACGATTATCCAATGTGCAGTTGGTCTACTGATTCTTTCAAAGCATGGCTAGCACAGAACGCACTCCCATTAGCAACCACAGCTACGGCAGGTGCATCTGCTCTAGGATTGTCTGCTTTAGGTGTAAGTTTTCCACCACTAGGGATACTAGCAGGAGTTGGAACTGTAATGAATCTTTTATCGCAGGGGTATAAAGCGTCTATTGCGGCTGACGTGGCAAGAGGGAATATCCATAGTGGTAACGTTGATGTTGCAAGTGGAAAGAAAACTTTTTGGGGCGGTAGAATCAGTGTAAGTCATCAGTATGCAAGAATGATTGACGATTTCTTTACTAAGTTTGGGTATGCAACTAAGAGAGTAAAAATTCCTAACCGTAACAGTAGACCACACTGGAATTATGTAAAAACTGTTAGTGCTACAATGACAGGGAGTGTCCCATCTGATGACATGAAAAAAATTTGTAGTATCTATGATAACGGTGTGACATTCTGGAAACATGGGTATGAAGTTGGTAGATACGACTTAGACAATAGTCCAGTATAATAAGGTGGTGATAAATTGGGACGAAGAAAGCATGACATTTTTGACGAAAGTATGGTATTGAATAACCTTACTTATTGGCAGTATTTAAACAGGTTAACAGAACTTGCTATATCCATGTTTGAATGGAAGAATTTACCAGATACAGTTGACGCAAGATATCTTGAATTACATTTATTTGAAACTGGTTGTATGGTTTATTTCAAAGATGAAGTAATAGGGGACTTGTGCTTAGACTGTATAGTTAATGGCAGACTTGATGTATATGGAAATCCTTTGCTTAGACGTGCGTACAGTGGATACAACAATTATCAGAAGTTACTAAAATATAATAACAGCGTTATTATCTGGAATAATTATCTTCATAGTAACAGTATTCTTGACGTTGAAATGTTTGCAAGAAGATTATACAATATTGATAGAATTATTGATATCAATGCAAACGCACAGAAAACACCAGTGCTGTTACAAGGTAGTGAAAAACAAAGGCTTACTCTTTTAAATTTATATAAAGAGTATGACGGAAACGCACCTTTTATTTTTGGTGACAAGAATCTGGATATTAACTCATTGAAAGCATTTAGCACTAATGCCCCGTATGTATGTGATCAATTGTATCAGTTAAAAACACAGATATGGAATGAAGCGTTAACTTATCTCGGTATCAGCAATATCAATATTCAGAAGAAAGAAAGATTGATAAGTGATGAAGTTACGCGAAATCAAGGTGGCACTATTGCTAGCAGATATAGCAGGTTAGATTCACGTAGGCAAGCTGTTGAAAAAATAAATGATATGTTCGGTACAAATATTGAAGTCAATTATCGTAAAGATTTTCAAGATGTTGGTAACGATGATGTAACAGATAACGCAGGTAAAGCAACGACAGGCGGTGAAGAAAATGAGTAAATACACGACAGAAGTTAGGTATATTTGTGAAACTGATAGCGGATTAGATGAAAGTGTTGGATTTAACTCAGTAGATGACGTTATATCAAAATCATGGGACAAGATTTTTACCAGTAAAGTACCATTCTTTGATGAAGATTATAGAAAAGTACTCTGTTGTAAAATCTTAAAGCACTATTATTTAAGAGAGATTTGCTGTGAAACTGTAGGAATCTGGAAACTTTGGGTTAACACCAAGTTGGAAGAAATCATGCCTTACTATAACCAGTTATACGAAAGTGCTAAATTAAAGTTTGATCCATTCCATGATGTTGACTTAACCAGAAAACGTAACAGATATGAAAACGAAAAAAGCACAGGCAATAGAAGCGGAAATATTATCATAGATGTAAACAAAACACAGACAACAAGTAGCGATAAAAATAGAAATGAAAACGGAGAAGAAAAGAACTTGTTCAGTGATACACCTCAAGGTGGGTTAGATGGCGTTGATAACCAGACTTATCTAACAGACGCTAGAAAGATTAACACCACAAAAAGCGAAAATGAAAGTGTAAGCAGTAACGCTACCGAGAAAACTGGTGGTAGTTCTAAAGATAGCGAACAAAGTAGTGGTAATGTTGACACTACAGAAGATTATATCGAAACTATTGTTGGTAAACAAAACTCAGAAAACTACAGTTCACTAATCATGAAATACCGTGAAACATTCTTGAATATTGACATGCAGGTTATTAAAGAATTTGATGAGCTATTTTTTGGACTGTGGTAAAAGGAGGAAATTTAACATGAATGAAACTATAAAAACATTGCGATTTTATTGTCAAAAGGTACTACCATTAGTCTACGACGATAGTTTAAGTTACTACGAACTATTATGTAAAGTTTGTGCCAAACTTAACGAAGTTATTACAGCACAAAACGGTATACCAGAATATATTGAAAAAAAGATTAAGGAATACATTGAAAGTGGTGATATTAACGTTATTATTGCACAAATTTTAGCTAATTATAACCTTAACGTTAAATTTCCGCCTAGTGGGTTAAAACCTGCAAGCGGTGATGGAACATCAGATGATACACAAGCTATTCAGGCTTGCCTTGATTATGCATCACAGCATGAGGGTATGACTCTATTCTTCCCAAACGGTTCGTACTTAACTAGCGAATTAACTTTACATGATACTTTATCAATGTATGGACAGGATATGTATAATACTAGGATAGTAATTAGAGGTGGAGTTAAAAAAGCTATCATTAGCGGTACATTAAGAAATCTCTCATTAACAGGGTTAGGGTTTGACGGTAATGGTGATATACAAGTTAACAACGTTGATATTATCGATGTTAGTTGTGATAGCTCTTCTATTAGTAACTGTTTCTTTACTGATGGCTATACATTACTAAAATTAAATTCTAAAGTACAGTCTGACATTTCTAATTGTTATTTTGAAAGTGCTGTTGTAGAATCAGCTAACTTAACTGGTACAGGTATTAGACTTACTAACTCTATGTTTAAGTCTATATCAGATGTTAAAGGGAAAACGTTCATAAATGTGGGGTGTGATAATTCTATCATTGACAACTGTATTCTCGATAAAGAAGTTAAAGATCCTTTGATTATTAGCGGTAAAAATAATGTTGTAAATGTAATGTATAATTACCCTTACAATAGTAAACAGGTTTACGGCAATAATAATGTAAAAATTTATCGCAAATACGAAGAAAGTAAAGCGGATAAGAAAATTTTTCATGGTACTGATTTTGTTATAGATGCTAACTTAGTTTATTCGGAACCTGCAACCGGTGATAGTTTCTATGACACCGTTACAATGAAAACAGTTAATACAGATAACTTGTATAAAGTCATGGTGGAAAATGAAACAACAGGTACAATTCCAACTAGAATTTCAGAAGCTGAAAAAAATATCACAACTAATACTAACAATATCAGTGCAAATTCAAATGAAATTACGAAAACAAACAAAGCTCTTACAGATTTTAAAAAACAAACAAATGATAATTTTACAACAGTTAACGGTGACATTACAAATATCAACAAAGAAATTGAAAAAATTAAAGGAATTGAGGGTATTCGAGCTAACCGCAAAATTATTATTGCATGTGATAGTATTGGTATTGGAACAAACCCAGACGGTAAAGTGACAGGATTTACTGAAATCATTAGACAGAAAATGGGGCTAACAACAGGTACTAATTTCTTCATCTGTGGTGGAAATAACTTTGGATTCAACACGCCAAGTTCAGCTTTTAGATGGTTAGAGGGTATGAAAAAAGTTGTTACACCAGATGATAATTCTATTACAGATATTTATGTCTTTGGTGGGGACAATGACGACACTGAAATTCTTGACGTAAATAACATTACACCAATATTAGCACAAATAGAATTGTTCTGCAATTATTGTAAGACACGTTTTCCAAACGCTCAAATTTCTATTGGAATGATAGGGTGTAAAATGAATGGTTCACCTTATAGACTAGCTGCTGTTAAAAATGCATATAGCAGATGTGGAACATACGGTGCAAAATTTATTGACAACTGCAATTACATTTTACAAGACTTATCACTCTTTGCTAGTGATAATATACATCTAAAGCAAGGGGGTCAAAATCTATTAGCTGATTATTTGTTATCTGTTATACACGGTGGCGAAGTATCAGTTGTAAAACAGTATTACGGTTTTGAGCTGAACAAGACAAATAAAATAACACCAGTAAATAATACTAAATTTAGTTGTATTCAGTGGATGTTTAATAATATAAAGCATTGGAATTTTGACCGATTAAGATTTGACCTTGTAACACCTACTGTCATTGGTGAGGAAATGAACATTGAAGCGTTTACTTTTAATACGGGATATATTTGTGGTGATAATTCATATAACGGTTGTAGATTTACTACAACAGGTTTTGGGTATTTTGAAGACAATCAGTATAGAGTAATTACCATTCGATTTAACGTTATTGAACGTAAAATTGTTCTAAGTATTGCATGTTTAGATGGAACAGGTTATCCATCAGCTAAACTAAAAGGTATTATTATACCAGCGTTTGAAACACAACAGGTATCAGATATGTGCTAATTTTGAAGAGAGGCTATACTTTTTAGCCTCTCCTATTTTTATTATTTACGGTGCAAATGATAAGTGAGTTGATAGCTAAAATGAAAACGGGGTTTGAGATTTAATGG